GTCATACTCACCATGAGTTTGATTACATGATTGGTTCAACACGAATTGTATGTAACCCTCGCGGTTACATTGGTTATGAATATGAAGCTGATAACTTCAAGCTAAAATTTGTTGAAGTTTGATTGGGAGTATTTTATGGACTGTATGGTCATTGGTGATAGTATTGCGGTAGGTACAGCAATGTACCGAAAAGAATGCGTCAGTTATTCGCGTGGTGGTTGGAATAGTTGGCAGTGGAATAAAGACTATCTTGATAAAGCTTCAAGTAAGTCCTACAAAACTGTGATTATTAGCCTAGGCGCCAATGACCATAAAGGCGTGAAAACCGAACAAGAACTCCGCAAGATGCGTCAAGCTATCAAAGCGGATAGAGTTTTTTGGATTAGTCCAGGTATGGAACGCAAGCCTGTACCTCAGACTGCAATTGAACAAATTGCAAAAGAGTATGGTGATTTTGTTTTGCCTCGACCGAAAGAACACATGAGTGGTGATGGTGTTCATCCAACAGGCAAAGGTTATAAAATTCTTGCGGAACAATCTAAGTGAAAGAAAAATTTCTTGAAGCATACATGAAAACGGCCGAGATATTCGCAGGACTATCTACGGCTCAAAGACTTCATGTTGGTGCTATCATAGTAAAAGATGATAGAATTATTTCTATTGGCTACAATGGAATGCCAGCAGGTTGGGATAACACATGTGAAGATAAAATATACATGGATAGAGGTGCTGGTGGTTGGCTCAGTCCGGAAGAAATTGAACATCAATGGCCGCATCAAGAGCAACAACTTCCAAAAGACTCTGACACTTGGAAAAGATATAAGCTTGTAACTAAACCGGAGGTGCTTCATGCGGAAACGAACGCAATCAGTAAACTCGCTAGAAGTAATGAAGCTGGCGATAATTCTACTATGTTTTGCACTCATGCTCCGTGTCTTGATTGTGCAAAATTAATATATCAGTCTGGTATCAACTCTCTTTATTATCGTAATAGTTATCGAAGTGATGTTGGCATCGAATTTTTAGAAAAATGTAATGTTGAGGTGAATAAGTTATGAATAAGACATATACAGCAGAAGTTTCGGAAATCTTAGATAATGGTGATGCCATTCTAAATTTACCGGATGAAATGTGTAAAGAGCTAGGTTGGGGTGATGGAACTCTACTAGATATTAGTGAACAAGATGGAGCAATTATAATGAAAGAAATTAAAACTGATATGTGGGCAGATGTTAGAACTTTCATCGATGCATGTGACCAAGTGCCTAGTGTTGAGAACATTAATCTCTATCGAAATCTTATTGTTGAAGAATTTTGGGAATTCAAAGCAGGTGATGATAAGAATGATGACATTGAACGACTTGATGCCTGCATGGACATGATTTGGGTTATTCTTGGCTATTGCAAGATGAAGGGATATAATGTTTACGGTGCATGGAATGAAGTTGCACGTAGTAACCTCGCTAAGATTGATATTCAAACAGGCAAAGTTATCAAAAACGAAGCCGGTAAAGTTATGAAACCTGAAGGCTGGACACCACCAAAGCTTGACAACTTCATTAAACCATAATATAATACTCACATGAATGATGATACCCGTGAAATTCTATTGATTCTCCAGGAAGAATGTGCTGAAGTTTCTCAAGCTATCAGCAAATGTTTCCGATTTGGTCCTGACCAAATTAAACCTGGAAAAGACAGAACCAATATTGACATGTTGCAAGAAGAACTAGGTGACTTACTTGCTATGATTGACCTTCTTGTATGGAATGGTGTAGGCGTCGATTGGAATAGTTTACTCGCCGCAAAAAAACAAAAATTTGAAAAACTTAAACAATGGAGCAATCTTGAACTCTAAAACGGAAATTTCTAAATTAGCTTATTCACTGGCTCAAAAGAGCGGTTTGCAAGCAATCAAGTACGACCTCTTTCTGAGGGAGTTTGACAACAAAGTTGAGTTGGTTGGTCTTGTCAATGACCCCAATTGTGACATTAACGACTTTCAAGGTCGTGAGATGTTGTTCCCAAAGCGTTGGGTCACACTCAAGGTCTTTGATGCAGACTATAGGGTGGCTGCATAATGTTACAACTAATCACACTCAAAACAAATCACACCCTTCTCGGCACAGTTGAGCGCGAAATAGGTGATTACAAAATCAAAAAGCCTGTACAAGTGGCAACTCAATTCACTAAAGATGGTCCTATGATTGGTTTCGTACCTTTCTTAGAATTCTCTCAAGAGTTTGAAACCGGTGTTCGAATCAGTCCAGCAGACATTCTATGTGTATCTTCGCCTGTTGTCGAGTTAGAAAATCAGTATAATCAGATGTTTGGTTCTGGTATTCAAATTGCTTCTACTATTCCTAAATTTTAAATGAGTGACTTTTATACAAATGCAATTTGTGTAGGTAACAACATTCTTTTTCGTGGTGTAGAAAACGGTCGGAGAGTAAAGCACAAGATTGCTTATTCTCCGACTTTGTTTTTGCCGACGAATAAACCTACACAGTGGAAAAATCTTCAGGGTGAGTATCTTTCTGATATTTGCCCTGGTTCTATTCGTGACTGCAAAGAATTCATTGAGAAGTATGAAGATGTAGAAAATTTTAAAGTGTATGGAAATACACGTTATGAATATGCATTCATTGCTGACGAATTCAAAGGCATGATTGATTGGGACCAGTCTCTCATTTCAATTGGAATCATCGACATTGAGGTTGGCTCAGAGAATGGTTTCCCAGACCCATACTTGGCTAATGAACCAATCACAGCAATCGCCATCAAGAAACTTGGTGGTGCAATGGTTGTTTATGGTTGCGGTGATTTCAACAACTATGAAGATGATGTTACTTACCACAAATGCCGTGATGAGTATCATCTTTGTAAGCGTTTCTTAGAAGATTGGTTTCATGATACACCTGATGTATTGACTGGCTGGAATATCAAGTTCTTCGATATTCCATATCTCGTTAATCGACTGAATAAAATTCTTGGTGAAGACGAAACACGCAAGCTTTCGCCTTGGAATTATATCGGTGAAAGAAAAGCTGTTGTAAATGGTCGTGATATGACTGCTTACGAATTGAAAGGTGTCTCATGCTTAGACTACATTGAGTTGTACAAGTGGTATGCGCCTGGTGGTAAATCGCAAGAGTCATATCGTCTGGACAATATCGCAAACGTAGAACTTGGTAAGAGCAAACTGTCTTATGATGAGTTTGACACTCTGCATCAACTATACAAACTAAACTACCAAAAGTTTATTGAATATAACATTGTTGACGCGAGGCTGATTGAAGAACTTGAAGATAAGTTGAAGCTTATTGAACTGGCGCTTACTCTTGCTTATGATACGAAATCCAATTTCGAAGATGTGTTTGCACAAACTAGAATGTGGGATGCACTGATTTACAGTTATCTACTTGCACAAAACATTATTGTGCCACCAAAAGGCAGCGCATCAAAGAACGAAAGATTTGAAGGTGCTTATGTTAAAGAGCCACAAATTGGTCTGCATGATTGGGTTGCATCGTTTGACTTGAACAGTCTGTATCCTCACTTGATGATGCAGTATAATATTTCACCTGAAACTTTGATTGAGGTTTCTGATTACACACCAGAAATGCGAAAAGTTATTTCTAATGGTGTAGATGTTGAAAAGCTTCTTTATAAAAAAATTGACCTATCAAACATTGGTGATGTAACTCTAACTCCTAATGGACAATTCTTCCGTAAAGATATTCATGGCTTTGTGCCTAAAATGCTTGAAGAAATGTATGAAGACAGGAAGAAGTTTAAGAAGTTGATGATTTCAGCTAAACAGGAATACGAAAAAGAAACTGATGGTCGAAAGAAATTAGAACTGTCGAAGAAGATTGCGCGTTATAACAACCTTCAACTTGCTAAAAAAGTATCCTTGAATTCAGCTTATGGTGCGATGGGTTCACAATATTTCAGATTCTATGATTTGAGAATTGCTGTTGCTGTTACTCTTGCCGGTCAATTGTCGATTCGTTGGATTGAAAATAAAGTTAACGAATACATGAACAAATTATTGAGTACCGAAAATGAAGATTATATCATTGCATCAGATACGGATTCGATTTACCTACGTCTTGGTTCACTTGTTAATAAAGTGTACGGTGCGGGAGATGTGGTATCGCTCCCCAAAAACAAAGTTATCGAATTCATGGATAGAGTCTGTGAGGATAAAATACAACCGTTCATTGATAAAAGTTATCAAGAGCTTGCTACGTATGTAAATGCTTATGCACAAAAGATGCAGATGAAACGTGAAGGCTTGTCTGATAAAGGTATCTGGACTGCTAAGAAGCGTTATATTCTTCAAGTGTATAACAATGAAGGTGTGCAGTATGCAGAGCCTGACTTGAAGGTGATGGGTCTTGAAATGGTCAAGTCCTCAACACCTGCTGCCGTCAGAGATAAAATGAAAGAAGTGATTCGCCTAGTTGTTACATCGGATGAGAATACAATTCAGAAGTTTATTGAGGACTTTAGAAATGAATTCAAATCTTTACCTCCTGAAGAAATATCTTTTCCTCGTTCAGTCAATGGTTTGAAAACATATTCAGACAAGGGCCAGATATATACTAAAGGAACACCAATTCATGTGAAGGGTGCTTTGCTTTACAATTATTATCTTAACAAGTTAAGTCTTGATAAGAAATATCCTAAAATCCAAGAGGGTGAGAAACTAAAATTCACCTACTTGAAGCAACCAAATCCTATCAATGATACGGTAATTTCGTACCCTTCTCGTTTGCCGCCAGAAATGAATCTTGACAAGTACATCGATTATGATTTACAATTCGAAAAGACATTTTTGGACCCAATTAAAATCATTTTAGATTGTATTGGTTGGAAACCAGAAAAAACTAATTCGCTAGATGCATTTTTTTAAGGAATAATTATGAGTTTGTTGGATAAAATTAAAAAGAATAGTACAATTAAAGATGCCGCTATTCTATCTAAATCTAAATTTTTCACCGAAAAGGATATGATTTCAACATATATTCCTATGGTGAATGTTGCGTTGTCTGGTCGCCTTGATGGCGGCCTTACGCCAGGTCTTACAATGTGGGCAGGTCCGTCCAAGCATTTTAAGACAGCATTTTCTTTATTGATGGCCAAATCTTATATGGAAAAATACAATGAAGCAGTCCTTCTTTTCTACGATTCTGAATTCGGTACGCCGCAATCTTACTTTGATACTTTTGGGATTGATACAGATAGGGTTTTACATACTCCTATTACCGACATTGAGCAATTAAAGTTCGATATTATGAATCAATTGCAAAACATCGAACGCGGTGAACGTGTTATGATTGTTATTGATTCTATTGGTAATCTTGCTTCAAAGAAAGAAGTTGAAGACGCACTGGACCAAAAGTCTGTTGCGGATATGAGCCGAGCAAAACAGGTCAAGAGTTTGTTCCGTATGGTTACACCTCATTTGACACTAAAAGATATTCCAATGGTAGTTGTGAATCACACCTATAAAGAAATTGGTCTCTATCCAAAAGATATTGTTGGCGGTGGCACTGGTTCTTACTACTCAGCAGATAATATTTTTATTCTTGGTCGCCAGCAAGAAAAAGATGGCACAGAAATTACTGGTTATAATTTTATTATCAATGTAGAGAAATCACGATATGTCAAAGAAAAATCTAAAATACCTGTCAATGTATCTTTTGATGGTGGTATTAACAAGTGGTCTGGCTTACTTGATGTTGCTTTGGAATCCGGACACGTTATCAAACCTAGCAATGGTTGGTATTCGAAAGTAAACAAAGATACTGGTGAACTTGGTGATAAGAAACGCCTTGCAGACACGCAACAAGAATCATTCTGGAATGATATTCTTTCCGATGAATCTTTCAAGCAA